CAATCTTAGGGGGTGGCTCGGGCGCCTTCGCCGGTTCGGGTTTCTTCTTCAGTTTCAAAACCCGTCTTTTCGGTGCCACGTTTGCCGTCACGGGCGCGGGAGGTTCCGGGGGCGTTTCTATCACATTCGCCGGAGGGCTAGGGGGTTGTTTGGCTTCCGGCTCCGGTTTCGGGGCTTCGGCCGTTTCGGCAATGTTCCCGAAGTGGGTGGCCAGTTCTTTGACTTGTTCAGTAGTAGCATTCGGCAGAAGGTTAGCAAGTGCTTGAACCTTAACAGACGAGAAACCCTTACGCACCGCCCTCTGCGCCTCACTCTCTCCCTTATCCGGCTTAGTAGTCGTCGGGGATTTAGAAAAATGATGTAATATGAACGGCGACGCGCCATACGCACCCTTCTTACCCCAAGTAGTCTTAGCACTAGCCTCACCCTCACCCCCTTGGGACTTATTAGCCAACTTACGCCAATCAAACTCAATAGGCTTATTCATAGTGCTTCCCGGAGCCAATGGAAACGTAGGGTTTTTATATGCCCCGGTATGCTTCTTTTTATTCTCGGCCATAGCCCTCATAATAAAGCCACTAGCCCTACCACGGCCACCCGAGAGTTCTTCTGTCTCATCCGGCATCAGTGAATGGAAGTAGGCTTTCATCTACATAGTAGATTATAAAAAACTTCCGGCGGACGGGGTGCGGAAAGTCCGCCCCGCGCCGACCCGCTATCCATAGTAGAGGGATGTTAGGTAAAGCGGGTAGGTGGTCGTGGGAATGTAATGCTAGGTGGCTCGGTAAAGGAACATCATTCAATCTATCTATACCGGTTAGTCATTGGTATGTTGATAATAATCAAACTCCCATATTACAAGGAATGGTTTATAATCCAGCAAGTTGCCAAATAGATGTATGGGGATATTATATGCCAATGGAAAAATATATAGACACTAAATATAATGGACGCGGTGAATATGGCAAACCCCTCTATGGTTCCGGCTACGTCGGCCACACGGAGGGCAAAGCGCGTATTAGCCAACAGTCGGGCTACGGAGGAACAAGCGGAGCGGATGAACCCGGTAAATCCCAAGTCACAGTTGATGAAACAGCATATGGGGCTACAAGGCGGGAGTGCTACCCCATCAATGGGAGTTAGTCAGCGTAGGGGTGGTAGAAAACACACCCTAAAAGACCATCTGGAGAACCCTATGAAAGGCTACGGTAAGAAGGCGACGGAAGCGCATATGATGGGTCAGCAACTCGGAAAACATATTATGTCTCTACACGGTGGTGCGTTTCATAAAGAGTTCTGCCACGGGCTAAGCGGGGGTGCGTGGTATGACTTCGCCACTAATGCCTTTAACAAAGTTAAGAACGAGTTCGTTAATCCCGATAGCGTGTTACGGCGTGGCGCAGAAGACGCGGGTAGGAAGGTAGCGCACGAGTTCAGTGACCCTAACTCTATCCTTCGTGATAAAGTAGTCCCCATCGGGGCGCAAGTGGCGCAGTATGCCCAGCCATTCTTAGATGCGGGTGTCCCCGGGCTAGGCACGGCCATTAACACTGGCTTCAAAGTAGCCAACTACGCCAATAAGGGCGCTAAGATGCTGGGCTACGGCGAAGGTAGCCGAGCCAAGGCTATGCTATCTATGGCCAAGCCCGGGCGTAGCCGTAACAACGGGGTGCCTCTACTGTCCGGCAACGTAGATGGCGTTAGAGGGGGTATATATGGAAAACAGACATCGTTCAAGGATGTATTCGGCTTCGGCACGGGAGCGGGAATGCTAGGACAAGACGGCCACGGCCAGAGGAAAGTAGGTGGCGCTAACACGGGAGCATACGAAGGCCACGGGATGCTAGGACAGAACGGCCACGGCCAGAGGGCTAAGCGCGTAGTAGGTGCCGGGGTATCAGCACGTGCCAATCTAGTAAAGCAAGTTATGGCGGAACAAGGTCTATCTATGATAGAGGCGTCAAAATACGTTAAGGAACACGGCCTCCAGTGGAAATAGTGTATTTTTGTATTTTTAAAATCGCAAATGATAATATAGTATGTCATCATTTGGGACGCAGAAAGTCGCTACAAATCCCCTTAATCTAGGGTTCCCCGACCCCTACGCACACTGGTATGCTAAGTCCGGTAAGCCAGAGGCATTTATAGGAGGTGATGCCCGGGGGGGATTAGATATGCCCATAGGCACTGACTACCAAGCCCAGTGGCACCAGCAGAAGATGCGTGACGCTAACTATATGGCCAACGCGAAAGTGAAGGCCACGCTAGTAGCAAGAGCAAAAGCATTCTCCAGCCCTAACGGTTACTATCAACTCCCCCCACCCGTGCTAGGCCAGAGACGGTTCGCTAACCCTTCCAACGGTTCGCTATTTATTCACTCCACCCGCCTAGACGTTCCCGGTCTAGCCCCGTGGTCAGAAGTGCCTAATGGCAACCCCTATGTCAGTCAGTTCGCCAGAGCGCCGGAGAAAGACTGGTCTATGGAAGGGGCTAGGCTCTCCGGCGGAGTTCTACGCACTACGGTAGGCCAAGACTGGGCAAAGGCCAAACTCAATGACCGTATTAGACAGTTCAATGCTATTAACGAGGCTAAGATGGCTTTCCAGACTGATGCTATGGGTGCTATGGCCGGTGCTGAAACAGAAGGACGGACTATGCCCTTTGCCGGTGCCGAGCCTTCTATCCAGTCCGAACTAGCCATTCTACCACAAGTGGAACTCGCCCAGTTACTACAGAATATTATGGACGCACTGATGACTACCAACTATGACTGGTCTGGTATTACAAAGTTCCTAGTAGGGGATGCTAATAAAATCTTCGCCCTATGCGTTCGTCTGGCCACTAACAACTCGTCAGAGGATATTGAGAATGTGTTAGAATACCTTAAAGGGGGTAGTTCGGCAGATGGTATTACACAACTTATTGAAAATGCCCTCGCCACACTAGCCGAACTAGAAGAGGGGGAAGAAGACCCAGAAGCCACCTATGTTATGCGTATTCTAGAAACTATGAAGAACCTATTCCGACGCCTAGAAACATATTTAGAGCAGATGTTGAAGATAGCCAATAACCCCGCCAAGGATAGGCAGAACGCATCTAAGGCACTCATTAAATCACTCGGCTTTACTAAACTCATTAAGGACGATGCGCAACTATTCGCACAAGTCGGGGATGCCAATAGGGATGTTCTTGCCTACCAGCGCGGTAACCCATTACGCCCCGGGGAGCCACAAGGGTCTTTCAGTGGTGCCTTTATCCAGCCTACCGGAGAGCCGGGGGAAGGACAAGCGTATGATAGACAGTTATTTGCCGGGCTACCAGAGCCACCGGGGTCTTCTTCTAATCAGCCGATATTCCGTCGCGGTGTCGGCCTACAAGAGCGTAGAGATGCGCGTAGGGCTGATAGGGAATACTTCTTTGACCAGTCGGCACCGCGTAGAGAGGATACCCAACACGGCTACGTCGGCACGGGTGGCGCCCAGTTTTCTGCCGATGTAAGAGGCGCATTTGGTGACCAGTCTGGTAGGTTTATTAACACGGTGGAAGCGCCGGGCGACGAAGCCGAAGGCCAGTATAACTTAGGCGGACGTCAAATCGGCTGGTCGGGCGCAGAAGACCTAGCAGAAGAAGGCGGAGACGAAGAAGGGGAAGAGGCCGAGGGTTTGGCGCAACTATCCGCCGACGTATCATCTGCTATCCCCCACCTCAGAAGTCGTAGAGACCCTACTACGGGTTCGTGGGATATTGCCGTGCCTACGCCTCCGCCCGTAGCCGGGTTATCACCAGACGCGCTATCCCCGCCACGTAACGTTTTGTCACCTACTGCGTTCAGCCCAGAAGCCCTATCTCCCGGTGGCGCTCCTCCATCCGCGGGAGCGCAGAAGCCTTACACCAGAGGTCAAGTCCCTTCAGAACTAAACGCGCTAAAGGCCTTTATCCAGCAACTACGCTCCAGACACCAAGGGTATAACCAAGGCTACTACAAAACCGCTAAACCGGGTAACCTTCGTCGTAATACCATCAAGCATATGGAAGCGTTCGGTCTTCTGTAAAAATATATCTGCCCTACATAGATGGCGGAACTATTGAAAGAGAAAACATTTCCTTCACAGTATCCAGATGATGCCGTGGAGGTTTTGAAAGCGATGACATTCAGTAAGGGTGCTACGCTCAATGTCATCGGCTCGGCATCACTACGCTCCCAGAAATACTTCGGCGACTACGACGGATACGAAATAGTAGAAGGCAAGTTTCCGACTAGACAAGGCGCTCTGAAACATTACGTTAAAGAGTTTCAATCTATTATAAAAAAACTCCAGTCAATGCCCAATACCCACATAGGCGACATCAAGGCCGGAGTTATAGAAGACTGGCGCATAGTCCCTAAAAAAGGGTTCCATCATCCGACGGCTACTAATAAAGTTGAAAGCCTATTTCAGTCCAAACTTATCTCTTCTAAGGAAGCCCAAAACGCCCTATCACTCCTTAAGCCCCGTCCATCAAAGATTGATATATTAAAGGCTAAAGACGCTATAAAGTTTCATATAATCCGGTGGAAGCCCTCGGATATTTTGAAAGGATACGTGACCCTACGCGATGGCCGGAAGTATAGTCTAGAAGAAGCATTCTCTTCCCCTACCATAACGAAGTTAGACGTCGTGGCGCTAGTAGAAGGGCGTTACACCGAGTTCTCCGTTATATACGAGTTCCACAATGGCTCTGAGGTGCTTAACCCAGACGACATAGACCCAGAACGCTCCCTAAAAGATAGTATGGCCTTACTAAAGCACGAAGGTAATCTATTCAAAGTGGTTAAGCGCAAGTTCGCCATAGCCAAGTTGAAGAACGACTATAACGCGATAGAGAAATACCACGCAGTCCTAAACTCCGACCTAGGCAAACTATACGTAGTCTATTCCGACGTCAAGACGCTCGTAGAGTTACTAGAAGATAATACAATCCCAAAGGCCAAGGTGACTTCCGCTATCAATGGCTTTATTCATCGGCTAAAAGAAATCTATGAACAAGAAAACTATCTGAAGACCCAGAAGCCTATCTTAGCACTACTAGAACGGGCTATACACTCCCAAGACCCCAGACCACTCCTAAGAGGCGCCGAGGCCTCCCTATTAGCCCATTTGAGTAAGCAGACCAAACTACGGGGTTATGGTAGGCTAATGATGTGAAGCCCCTATCATATAGATTTTTAGAGAGTGTTTCACACTTTTAAAAAAAATCTCCGGCTTTTATATAGCAATGCCATCTCTATCATTTGATAAGGTCAAAAACGCCAGACCAATAGCCATTGTTAAGGGAGGCCAGTATAACAACAAGGTGCTATACATCCACGAAGACGACCATAAAGGAGAAAAACCCAAGTTAGAGGTAAATCCCAATGAATACTCTAATGAGTTGCGCAGTATGAAACCAGCCGAACGCACCCAACTGTTAGTAAGGCTCCAAGAAGCGTATGCCAAGGGTCTAGCCTCCGACCAGTTAATAGGAGAAACCCCGATAGGCAAACAGTTATACGACCGTATCAAATCCGATAACGACAAGACAACCAAGATAGACCTATCAGACGATGGCCAGTTCCAACTAGTCCCTAGCCCCGACCCGGAGAAACGGGAGGTTTTCTATATCGCGGGGGCTTCCGGCTCCGGTAAGTCCTATATAGCAAAGGGCATAGCCGAATGCTATAAAAAACTGTTCCCCGACCGAGAGTGCTACTTGATTAGTAAGTTAGGGGAGGATAGCACTCTGGATGCCCTATCATTCCTTAAGCGCATTAATATCCAGACATTCATTGACGATTATCCAGAGTTAGAGGAGTTCAATAAGTGCCTAGTAATATTTGACGACTACGACACACTCACCGGTGACGCTGAAAAAGTTGTAGGGAAACTAATAGATGACCTTGCGACTATGGGGAGACATACTACGACAACTATGCTTTGCCTTTCCCACTACCTTACCAACTACAAGAAAACGCGACTACTACTCAATGAAGCCACACACATTGTCGTATATCCAATGGCCACTTCCTTCCACGCCCTCGGCTACCTCCTTAAGAACCACATAGGGATGACTAAGGATGATGTTAGAGACTTGAAGAAGATGGGGCGATGGGTATGTGTCTATAAGCATTACCCCCAGTGGCTAGTATCCCCTACCCACGCAAGAGTGCTTATCTCTTAAGAGTAACTACCTACTATGAATACCGGGTCGGGCGGGGGCGGACGTTCCGCTACCTTGGTTTGCCCCGAAAAAATATTTCAACTATAAAGACAGACTAACCTCTCTTCATAGTTGTGATAAAAAAACCGTTTGCCAAGGGTCGCGGAAACCCCGCCCCGCGCCGACCCGGATTTTTACTCTTCGGAGTTCAACCACTCTACAGACTGTATAATACTCTCAAGTTTGCTTTTCACTTGCTCTAGTAGTTCAGTCAGTTCGGGGTTCTTTGATAAGTCCCAACATAGTTGTATCATAGTGTGTATCCCTTCTAGGAGTTCGGCTAACTTCGCGGGATTTATTCTGGGCATCTATTATATGGAACAGTATTTGGCCTCCGCCGGAGTTTCAACCGGAACCATTTTGGCTTTGGCCTTCGCTTACAAAGTGTGGCAGAGCGTCAAAGGTCACCGTCTTGTTTCTGACTGTTGTGGGAAGCGCCTAGAGGTGGGGGTAGATGTTCGTGAAATGCCCCCAAGTCCGCCCCCCGAAGATAAGCAAACTCATCTTCTTCCTCCTCCGGCGGTAGCACCAGACGATAAGAACTCCTCACTCCCTCCAGTAATAATAAGGCGTCTTTCGGAGAGAGATATGTCATTATCTGACCATAAGCGTCATCCCCCGCTAACTGGGGAGGCAGAGACCTCTCCCGTATGACTGTTTCTAGATATCTCTGAACCCATTCTACATCACGATGCGACAGAGGCTTCTTACTGTCCAATACCTTCTTTGCCTCCCCTTTTGTTAGGGTAAGCGGAATAGGTTTGAATAGTTCTAGTTTCTTTTCTCCCCGGTTAGTGGGGATGCTCTGGCTTGATAGAACCACACTCTTAGTCACCTTTGGTTTCAGCGGACTTCCCCACATATTCTATTGTATAGTATATATTAGAATATGGCCGAACGCGGACTAGGAAAGGTTAAGTCATACCCCTTATCGGATAGCGATATCCGGAAAATACTGGGGCGTGACATAAAAATCATCACATACCCGGAGTTAGGTAATATGTCATCTATAGACCAAGCATTTGATAAGAAAGGGCGGTGTATTATGTTGTATTTGACGGAGAACGAGACCACTGGCCACTGGGTGTGTATGTTAAATAAGGGTGATACGATAGAGTTTTTTGACCCCTACGGCGAAGCACCGGAAAAAGCACTAGAGACTGTGGATGAAGGCACTAAGGAGGCACTAGGGGAAGACGAACCCCTACTAACAAGGCTCTTAAGGGCTAGTGGCAAAAAGGTTTATTATAACACGTATCCGTTTCAGAGGGATAGACAAGACGTTAATACGTGTGGCCGTCATAGCGTAGTGCGGTGCCTATATGCCCCGTATTCGTTAGAGAAGTATAAGAAAGTTATGGATAGCAGTGGTATGTCCCCGGATAACTTCGTAAGCGCCTTAACGGGAGAAAAGTTAGGCAAATAAATATGTGGCTAGTGTATAGAGATGGCCGGAATAAATCCCGCGAAGTTAGCCGAACTCCTAGAAGGGATACACACTATGATACAACTATGTTGGGACTTATCAAAGAACCCCGAACTGACGGAACTACTAGAGCAAGTGAAAAGCAAACTTGAGAGTA